ACACCTCCATCTGATGAAACCATTGCGATTCAGGAAATAGAAAAAAAATTGGAAGAATTACCAAAGGAACCAGAAGTACCAACGGAACCAGAAATACAAACAAAAAAGGAAGAAATTATGAAAGATGATGAAATACTAAATGCAGTATTAGAAAAAAATATATCACGTTTAGGCGAAGGACTATTAAAAGATCCACAAGTTAAAGTTCGTCTAGGTACACTTGATAAGTTCCACCAAGAAATGGAAAGTAACTTTAACCCTAAAGCTAAGAACCCTAAGTCAACAGCCGCAGGGTTGTATCAGTTTACAGAAGATTCGTTAGTGACAGCCGTTAATCGACTAGCTAATACAATTGGTGAGGACAAATTACCACAATGGGCAAGTGAAGCTAGGAAGCACAAAGATGCAAGAAAGCTCAGTGAAAAAGAACAACAGATACTTTTCTATGCCGATATGTTCCAAAAGAAAGGATCAGATAATCTATTAAAAAAAGTTTTAGTAGAAGGTGATGGTGATGCAATGGTAGAATATTATAGTAAGCTACACCATACAGATGTTGACAAACCAACACAAAAACGTATAGATAAGATTAGGAAAAAATACGCACTTTAAATGAATAGCATAATAGATCACGGCATTGTTCTCCCAGATCCTGCCGTTTGTTTTGACGATCATACTTACGAACCTAACGATAAAAATGATTTTCCTAGAATCTATGATGGATTACTCTTAGCTCTTCGCCAATCCGATGGAGAATTGTTTCTTAAAAATATTCAAGAACTCTATTCTAATTTCAAACCGTGCAAGACTTTAGAGAAACAATTACTTGCGGCAGTCAGTGGATTCAATTTAAAATTAAAAACATCTAACATTAATTATAAAGGACCTAAAGGTTTTACTGAAAATGGTTTTTATAATACCACCATTGATACAGACCCATTAATGGAATGTTTAAAAAAAGAAATAGATGAGCTACGCAACAAACCTCCGACAAGAAATGCAAGAGTACAGGATAGAATTGTTAACTTACCGAAGCACCATATCATCTATGAAAAACTATTAGATGTTTATACTAAATTAAATTTACTTGAAGATTCATATATGATTACAGATATCAATTTACATATCAGTGATAATGAAGATACCTTTAATGAATACTTCCAAGCCGACCAGAAAACTAAACCAAAGAATAAATTATATACAGTACACATTGACCCTAAGTATAGTTACATAAAGAATATGATTTATTTAAATGAAGTTAAAAGAGAGAACGGTCCGTTGGCTTATATTCCTGAAAGTCATCGATGGAAATTTGATGAGGTAGAAATGTTATTCTGTAAGAGTAATCAATTGGCTAATACATTATCGGACTCAAGTCAAAGAAAGATTAATGCAGGTTTACCTTTATGGGCAAGAAAGAATTCTTATTTCTCCAGACAGTTTAAAGATGAGGATCTGGTATCTGAACGTCTATATAAAAATTTAAAACACTTTACATCTGATGAAACTAATTTTATATTATTTGAACCGAACCACGGATGGCATAGGGGCACTCATGTGGATGAAGGAGAAAGAATAGCCCTACAAGTAATTATGAAACCATGAGCTTATTACATACTTTATCAAAAGAAGTTTTACAACGACGAGTATTCAATCCTTATTATTATGATCTTCACGTAAAAGAATTTATGCTAGGTCAGACTAAAGAACACCTTGATTCAGAAGGAACGGTATTAGACATCGGTGCTGCCGTTGGTCAGTATAGTAAGTTCTTTGCAATACATTCTGGACATGTCTACGGTTATGAAGCCGTACCTCCAGTATATGAACAACTATGTAAAATAAAAGACGACCATTTAAACTTTAGTCCCTATAACATTGCGCTATCGGATAAAGTAGGAAAAGAAACATTTTATGTAGATAGTCAACGATTATCTAATTCATCATTTCAAAATCTGGTTGATGGTTTCCCCATTGAAGTTGAAATGTCTACGATTGATAAACAACACTCTTCAACAGATAATATTTGTTTTATAAAAATAGATACTGAAGGAACTGAACTTGATGTTTTAAATGGGGCAAAGAAAACTATTGAGAAACACCAACCTCACTTAATGCTTGAGATATATCCAAAGTTTAATAAGTATCCTGTCGAAACATCTTTTCAATTCTGTTTTGATAGAGGGTATAGTTGCTTTTATAATCATCGAGGAAAAGGACTACAAGCTATAACGGATGTAGAGCATGGTAGGAAAGTGGCATTAACAATGCCTGAAATAACTGATGGAGACTTTTTGTTTTTAAATGGCAATAGAACTTAGTAATAGTGTATTTATACACGTACCTAAAACTGGCGGTCGTTGGGTAAAGCAAATGTTATTACAATATGTTAATGGTGCTAAACCAATTGGTGATGCTGTTTATGATTCGCATAACACTCCCCCAACAATTGGGAAGCAACCGTTTGCTTTTCTTAGACACCCTATGACTTTTGTACATAGTTTGTTTCATCATAGATCTCGAAAGAAATCTAATACCAGAGGACATCAATGGAATTGGCAAGAAAATTTAAGATTAGAAAGAGAATGCCAAGCCGAAGATTATGAAACATTCCTGACTAAAGTAGTAGGGAATAAGAATGTTGTTAAAGATTATTATGATCACTATACAACTAATCATTATCCAGATATAAACTTTGGATATATGGAAAACCTTTGTGATGACCTTGTTATGTTGATTGACGGCTATAAAGAATACTTTGATGAACCAGCAATTCGAATGCATGGTAAACTTATTATTGGTGGAAGAGATTCTGCTGGTCCTATTAAAGTTCAAGAGGCTATGATTAAACAAGAATATCTTGACGCAATGTATGAATCTGAAAAAGACTTATTTGAAAGGCACCCCATATGGACCCCATAATTGATTACTTACGAAAGAACTTAACCGAAAGAAAAAATACTTTAGCAGAGGTAGTATCAGGAGGATCATCCGAAGATTTTCCAGAGTATAGGTATCAGGTCGGTATTATAGAAGGATTGACGTTGGCAATTGAAGAACTAAAATTAGCCGAAAATAAAATGTATAATGAAAATGAAAGTGAGGACTAATGGTTAAAGCAGCAGGAGTAGCGACGGCGGCGGCAAGTAATGATGAATGGATAACGAACAAGGAATCCCCAGATCCAAAAGTATTACCAAATATACCTGGTTATCATGTCTTGATTAGACCCGTAGCTATCCGAGAAAAAACTAAAGGTGGTATTTTATTACCTAGTAAATTTAAAGATGATGCGCAATATTTAACAACGGTCGGTCGTGTAGTAAAAGTTGGTGAACTAGCATATGCTGACAGAGATAGATTTAAAGGAGGGGCTTGGTGTAAACCTGGAGACTATGTTGTCTATGGTAAATACCAAGGTGATAAATTCTTTTATAAAGGAATTAGAATGGTTCTATTATTTGACGATCAAATTTTAATGGTTGTACCCGACCCAGCGGACTTAGATCCGAATTTGGATATAGCTAAGTAATAATGTATAATCTGATTATTAACGTAATCGTAACTCGTAACTACGGAGAAATAAATGAGTGAAGAAAATAAAACACAAGACGACGGCTATCAAACTATAGACGTTTCAAATCCCCAATCAGAAGAATCAGAAAAAGCTTACGAAATTGAAGCTGAAGCTGAAGAGCCTAAACCTAAACAAAAAGTAGAAGTTGAAGCTAAGGTTGAAACTACAGAAGAAAAGGCAACAGAATCAAAAGATACTGACCCTCAAGAACTAGACGGTATTAATACTGCTGGCGCTGAAAAAAGAATAAGACAACTTATTAAACAAAGAAAAGACAGAGAAGATCAACTTGAAGCACAGCAACAACAGATAACAGATCTACAAACACAATTACAAAACAGTACTAAAAAAGTACAGGAAACTGAAGTTGCAAGTTTAGTTAACTTTGAAGGACAACTTAAAGAAAAGTTAAAACTTGCCGAACAAAATTATAAAGATGCATATGACTCTGGTGATAAAGATAGATTACTTGAGGCTCAAAAAGCCATTGCCGATGCAACGACAGAAATAAGAATGATCGATGCCAAAAGATTTTATATGGAAGATCAGGCAAAGAAAGAACCAGTACAACCAGAAGCTACGGAACAAGCAGCGCAACAACCACAAGCGCAACCTCAGGCACCAAAGCTAAGTAAACAAGCACGAGATTGGATCTCTGATAATAGTGAATGGTTTAATAAAGATAGAATACTAACTCAGGCGGCCCATGTAATCAACGAAGATATTTTACAAGAGGGCTTTGATCCAGAGAGTAAAGAGTTCTATGATGAGATAAGTAAAAGGCTAAAAAAAGAAATGCCTCATAAATTTGGTCAGCAGGGTGAACCAACAAGTAAACCTGCGCAAGTGGTCGCTGGAAAGTCACGTACTTCAGCGTCATCTAAAGGTAAGATAAGACTATCACAAGAAGATGTCCGTCTTGCTAAAAAAATGAATGTACCACTTGAAGTGTATGCTAAAGAAAAAGCCAAGGTCGAGAAGGCCGGTGATGACTACACTGTTGTTAACGCATAACGTGGATAATGAAAGGTAATAATTGATATGACTACTATACCAAATGTAAAAAAGACTGACGTAAAAGCTGCGAGTCGTACATCGCAAAACACTTCTTCTAAACAAAGAGGTGTCTATGAAAAACAGAATTGGTTAAAAGTACCGAAAGACGTAGCGGCACGATACCATTCAAGAGGACTTGTTCTCAGATGGATTCGTATTTCTATTAAAGGTCAGTATGATGATCAGAATGTTCAGACGAAACAATATGAAGGTTGGGATTTTGTCCGACCTGAAGATGTTCCTGAAATGAGTGCTGGTTTCCAAAACCAGGAGATAGGTAGCCTTGGTAAGCTTGTGATTCGTGGTGATGTAGCATTAGCTGCAAACACTATTGAGAATAACGAAAACTATAAACAACATATAGATGAGTTTACACAAAACCAAACCGATGCTATCAATCGACAGCTTATGAGCAAGAATGATCCTCGTATGCCTATTTCAAACAATAGTCGTTCAAAAGTTACCACGGGTAGACCTACACACTTTGATAAGTAGAGGGTGTTGGTTTACAATTTAACGTAAACACTTAACTATTGAAGGAGGAAAAGATGGCAACATCTAAAACTTTGAATGGACTCCAACCTTCTAGGATGCGTGGTGGTGCATACAATTCAAGCGGAATGAACGAATATTCTGTGGCGAATGGCTCCGATGAAAATATTTTCCAAGGTGACTTGGTAAAGATTGTCAGCGGTAAGCTTCAAAAAGTATCTGCAACAACGGACCTAGTGGCTGGAGTTTTTATGGGTGCTAAGTGGGTCGATTCGACTACTAAGCAACCAACTTGGTCAAACTACTTCCCAGCTGACACATCATCTGCGGAAGACACTCCAACAGCATTGGTACTCGACGATCCAAATGCAACATTTATGATTCAAGCTGATGCGACTGTCGCAGACACGCAACTTGGTTTAAATTTTGATGTTACATTAGGAGCAGGTTCAAACGTCACTGGTATGTCAGGTTTTGGCATGAAAGGTGGAGCAGGAGATGAGGCTACAAAAGCATTAAGAGTGCTTAGAAGGTCTACATTACCTGGTGAAGCTGCAACCGATCGATATCCAAAGTTCGAGGTAAAAATTAATCAACATAGAGATCATTATGGACTTGGTTCCGTGGTTTCTATTGCTAACTTAGCATAGGAGGGAATATATTATGGCTATAAATAGAGGTAATATTGCTAAACAGCTCCTTCCTGGACTAAACGCAGTCTTCGGTATGGAGTATGGATCAATAGATGACGAACATAAAGCTTGTTTTGAAGTTGAAAATTCAGATAGAGCTTTTGAAGAAGAAGTGCTTTTCACCGGTTTTGGTGAAGCGCCAACTAAATCAGAAGGTGCAGCTGTACAATATGATTCTGCTACAGAATCGTATACCAGCCGTTACACACACGACACAGTAGCTTTAGCTTTCGCAGTAACTGAGGAAGCTATGGAAGATAACTTGTATGATACTTTTGCTAAAGTACGTGCAAGAGGTCTTGCAAGAGCTATGGCTTCTACTAAACAAGTAAAAG